AATGGATTTCCTGATCCATATCAAGCCAACGAACCAATCACTGCCATTTGTATTACACGTGTCGGTGGTAAAACAATCGTAATGGGTTGTGGTGACTTCATTAATAATGATGATAAAGTTACATACATTAAATGCCGTGATGAGTATGACCTCTGTAAAACATTTATCAACCACTGGTCAAATAATTGTCCAGATGTTATAAGTGGTTGGAATATTAAGTTCTTTGATATTCCATATTTGGTCAATCGACTATCGCGTATCCTTGGTGAAGATGACACAAAGAAATTGTCACCGTGGAATATGATTTCTGAACGCAAAGTTATGGCCATGGGTCGTGAAAACATTGCATATGAATTGTTGGGTGTTGCGACACTTGACTATATTGAATTGTATAGATGGTATGCGCCGGGTGGTAAATCACAAGAGTCATATCGTTTGGATAATATTGCGAACGTTGAAATTGGTGAGAACAAGATTTCATATGATGAGTATGATAACTTGCACCAGTTGTATCGTTTGAATTACCAAAAGTTCATTGAGTATAATATCAAAGACGTAGAGTTGATTCTAAAACTGGACGATAAGTTGAAGTTGTTGGAATTGGCACTCACTCTTGCCTATGATACGAAGTGTAACTATGATGATGTATTTGCACAGACTAGAATGTGGGATGCAATGACATATGGTTACTTGTTGAACCGTAATATCATTGTACCACCAAAGGTGTTGAAAGATAAAGATGCGGCCTTTGAGGGTGCTTATGTTAAAGACCCACAGAGAGGTATGCATCGATGTGTTGCTTCATTTGACTTGAACAGTTTGTACCCACACTTGATGATGCAATACAACATTTCACCTGAGACATTGATTGAAGTTGCCGACTATACACAAGATATGCGTGACATTATTATGCGTGGCGTAAGCGTTGATAAATTGCTGACTAAATCGGTTGACCTATCTAAAATGAGTGGTTATACTATTACTCCAAACGGACAGTTTTTCAGTACGACCAAACAAGGTTTCTTACCAAAGATGTTGGAAGAAATGTACATTGACCGTTCCAAGTTTAAGCAGCTGATGATTCAGGCGAAGAAAGATTATGAAGTTGAAACTGATGAGAAAAAGAAGAATGAGTTGGATAAACTAATTGCTAGGTATAACAACCTACAACTAGCAAAGAAAGTATCGTTGAATTCGGCATACGGCGCCTTGGGCTCCAAGTATTTCCGATTCTATGATTTGCGACAAGCTCTTGGCGTTACCTCTGCGGGTCAACTTAGTATTAAATGGATTGAGAATAAAATCAATTCTTACATGAACAAACTATTAAAGACCGACAAAGATTATGTTATCGCCTCAGACACAGATTCGATTTATCTCCGCCTTGGTGAGCTTGTTGATAAAGTGCATCCGAAAGAATCAAGCACAACAAAGATTATCCAATTCATGGATAAGGTATGTGAGCAGAAGATACAACCATTTATTGATGAGAGTTACGAGGAGCTTGCTACGTATGTTAATGCGTATGCCCAAAAAATGCAAATGAAACGTGAAGGTTTGTCCGACAAAGGTATTTGGACTGCTAAGAAACGTTACATTCTTAATGTATACAATAATGAGGGTGTTCAGTACAATGAACCACACATGAAGGTCATGGGACTTGAGATGATTAAGTCTTCTACACCGGCTGCGATTCGTGAGAAGATGAATACCTTAATTAAAATGGTGATGCTTGGCACTGAAGAACAGGTACAAGAATTCATTCAAACCTTTAGGCAAGAATTTAAATCTTTACCTGCTGAAGATATTTCTTTCCCAAGAGGACTTAATGGCTTGAAAACTTATTCTGATTCTGTTACAATGTACAAGAAGGGCACTCCGATTCATGTTCGTGGTGCCATCGTGTACAATCATTTCCTGAAGCAGTATAAATTGGACAAGAAGTATCCATTGATTCAAGAAGGCGAGAAACTCAAGTTCACATACTTGAAAGTTCCAAACCACTTTAAAGAATCAGTCGTATCTTTTCCAGGTCGATTGCCAAAAGAATTCAATCTACAAGAGTATATTGATTATGACACACAGTTTGATAAGTCTTTCCTCGAACCAATCAAAGTGATTTTAGATTGTATTGACTGGAAAACCGAGAAGACCAATTCATTGGATAGTTTTTTTAACTAAAGGAATATTATGAGTTTATTAGATAAAATTAAAAAGAACAGTACGATTAAAGACAGTGCTGTCCTTGCAACATCAAAGTTTTTCACCAAAAAGGATATGATTTCAACATCTATCCCAATGGTAAATGTGGCGTTGTCGGGTCGTTTAGATGGTGGTCTAACACCGGGTCTTACAATGTGGGCAGGACCTTCTAAACACTTTAAGACTGCTTTCAGTTTGCTGATGGCCAAGTCTTACATGGACAAGTATGAAGATTCAGTAATGTTGTTTTATGATTCTGAGTTTGGTACTCCACAGTCCTACTTTGATACATTTGGTATTGACACTGAACGTGTCTTACATACACCATTGACTGATATCGAACAGTTGAAGTTTGATATTATGAAACAGCTTGAAGGATTTGAACGTGGTGAGCATATTATTATTGTTATTGATTCTATTGGTAATCTTGCGTCCAAAAAAGAAGTAGATGATGCACTTGATGGCAAATCAGTTGCTGATATGTCCCGTGCCAAACAAGTTAAGAGTTTGTTCCGTATGGTCACACCACACCTATCACTCAAAGATATTCCAATGGTTGTTGTTAATCACACATACAAAGAAATCGGAATGTTCCCTAAAGACATTGTTGGTGGTGGCACAGGCAGTTACTACTCTGCTGATAACATCTTTATTCTTGGTCGCCAGCAAGAAAAAGATGGAACTGAATTAACTGGTTACAATTTTATTATCAATGTGGAGAAATCACGATATGTTAGGGAAAAATCTAAAATCCCTGTTTCTGTATCTTTTGATGGTGGTATCAGCAAGTGGTCTGGCTTACTTGATGTTGCCATTGAATCTGGTCACGTAATCAAACCATCGAATGGTTGGTACTCACGTGTCAATACAGGTACCGGTGAAATAGAAGATAAGAAGTTCCGCGAGAAGGATACTAACACCGAAGAATTCTGGTCTAGTCTGCTTGTCGATGAATCGTTTAAAGAATCTGTAAGGAAGAAATATGAAATCGCTTTTGGAAACATTATGGGAGAAGATTTCGATAAGGCAGAAGCCGCAGAAGCTTGAGTACAAGTTTCTAAACTTACCTGAAGAAGAAACCACGATGGTAGAAATTACCGGTGGTAAGTATTCAGGTATAGTATTCTCGTATGGTCATGTTAGATTTGAAGAAGGTGCTATGGGTCAACTACAGTTTACCTACAAAATCCAAAGTCCAGGTCAACATGGCCACGCGAGCTTGCTAACTGATCGTGAATATCATACAATGATGGGAGACATTCTCACAGATATTATTATTAATCAAGAAAGCCATAATGAACAGACTAGAACACTCGATTCTAAAGAATCTGATTTACAATGAAACGTTTGCTCGTAAAGTTTTGCCGTTTCTCCGTACAGATTATTTCTCAGACAATACCGAAAAAGTAGTTTACAAAGAAGTTGATGATTTTATCAACAAGTACAATAGTCTACCGACACACGAAGCACTCATCATTAATCTTACAGAGAGTAAGAAGTTAACTGAGCAAGAAGTTCGCAATTCTATGGAATTGTTGCAGAATATCAATCAGCACAAAGACGAACCAACCGAAATGAAGTGGTTGGTTGAACAGACAGAGAAGTTTTGCCAAGACAAAGCAATCTACAATGCCATCATGGAATCTGTATCGATTCTGGATGACAAAGGTGATAAGAAGGCCAAAGGTGAGATTCCAAAGATTCTCAGTGATGCCTTGGGTGTATCGTTTGATCCTAATGTTGGTCACGATTACATTGATGACTTTTCAAATCGTTATGACCTGTATCACAAAGTTGAGTCGCGTGTTAAGTTTGACCTTGATATCTTCAATAAGATTACCAAAGGTGGTCTGCCAGTTAAGACATTGAATGTTGCACTTGCCGGCACTGGTGTTGGTAAGTCTTTGTTCATGTGTCACGTTGCTGCAAGTTGTTTATCTAATGCACAGAATGTTTTGTATATCACCATGGAAATGGCTGAAGAAAAGATTGCTGAGCGTATCGATGCCAACTTGATGAATGTGACAATGGATGAACTACATGTAATGTCTAAAGATGATTATGTCCGTAAGTTCGGCGTACTGAAGAACAAAACACAAGGCAAGTTAATCATCAAAGAATATCCAACGGCGGCTGCCAATGCACTCCACTTCCGTGCTTTGCTCCAAGAGTTGTTGTTGAAGAAGAGTTTTAAGCCTGATATTATCTTCATTGATTATCTTAACATCTGTTCCTCTTCTCGTATCAAACCTGGTGGTTCTGTTAACTCATACACATATATCAAATCGATTGCTGAAGAATTGCGTGGTCTTGCTGTTGAAGCAGGTCTACCAATCGTAACTGCGACACAAACAACACGATCAGGTTTCACAAACACCGATGTTGATTTGACCGACACAAGTGAGTCGTTTGGTTTACCTGCGACTGCTGACTTTATGTTTGCTTTGATTAGTACAGAAGAACTTCAACAGTTGAACCAGATTATGGTGAAGCAATTGAAGAATCGTTACTCTGACCCTAGTGTATTCAAACGTTTCATTGTTGGTATTGATCGGTCAAAAATGCGACTTTATGATACTGAACAATCTTCACAGTCTGATATCTCCGATTCTGGTCAACCAGATAAACCACTAAGTACATTTGGTAATAGAGAACGCAGAAATAAATTTGACGGAATTAAAGTATGAACTTGACAGTAGAACAAGGTGCATATGTTGCCAAAGTGTTCTCGGAGTATTTCGATAAGTTTGGCCGCATAGATGAGTATATGCGTGAACAGAAACTGGCATCAATGTCAGAGAGACCATTCACGTTACCTGGATGTGGACCAGAAGAAGACTTGTTCTCCGACTTCACAATGTCACCGGCAGACATGGAGTTTGAGATTGTTGAATTGCCGCAAGACCGATGGGATATTTACCTCAATATGATATCGTCACATTCAAACATGACAAGTATACCTGGTCGTTGTTTGCGCTTGGCAATACTTGAGAAGAAGACAGGAAAGTGGTGTGGTTTCATTCGTCTTGGTTCTCCAGTCATCAACTGTAAGCCACGAAATCAAATGCTTGGACAAGTGTTTACGCAAGTCCAAGGTGGTGCTCAGAGGTTCAATCAATGTGCAGCGATGGGTTTTGTTATTGTTCCGGCACAACCATTCGGGTATAATTACCTTGGCGGCAAACTGTTGGCTGCGATTTGTACCTCACATGAAGTGCGTGAGATGATGAATCAGAAATATAAAATGTCAATGTGTTTGTTTGAGACTACCAGTTTGTATGGTTCTTCTAAGGCAGTATCGCAGTATGACGGCATGAAACCATTGATTCGTTTCAAAGGTCTAACTGATTCTGATTTCTTACCAATGTTGCATGGTCAAACTTATACTGACTTGAAAAACTATGTTGAAGCAATCATTGGTGAACCACTTGCACCAGAAGATGCTTCGTCACGTAAGTTGAAAATCTCCAACCACATCGTATCACTAACCAAGGTCGCGCTTAAAGGTACACCAGAAGGTGTTAAGTTTGCACAGACGATTGAGAATGCCAAGAATCTGAACGAACAGAAACGATACTTTATCTCCGATTATGGTTATAAAAACATGGTTGATTTTGTGAATGGCAAGGCCGACAAGTTATTACCTGGTGAAAACTATGAGAAGTTTCATTTAAACAACATCATTGAGTGGTGGCGCAAGAAAGCCATCAACCGATATGATACGATTAAGACTGATAATCGTATCAGGACCGAACAAGAAGTTTGGACCGGTGATAAAGTGCTTGACATTATCCGGTAATCTGGTAGGATAAATACTCCAATAACCAATGGAGTATTAGATGGCAGGTAATGCGATAGAAACAGCAAAGCAAGAGAACGCCTCAAAAGTTTACTTCAGAAAGTATATTGAGAGTACAAAGGTGCCCTCGGAAGCAGAATTATTTTCAGAAGTTGTGGAAGTTTATCCTGATCTTGCAAAAAATCTTGCACTAAGAACCGCTTGGATGAGTACATTTCAAAAACAGGCTATTGCGTTAAAAAATTATTTGGGTTCCAATAATAGAGGATACATTTATTCCCGTGATGAGAGAAATGGTTTCATGTCTTTCATTGAAGATATTGCTAAAAAAAGATGTGGAGTCTCAACAAAAGATAATTGGGATCCTGCTGATATTTACATGGTTAGAAAAACAAAAGAAAATGTTATAAGAAAAAAATTAGATTCAATTACTAAAAATTCCGATGAAATGGCAAACATTTATTCTTTAAATGCATATATGAGAGAATTAATAGATAGTAAAGATTTGGTTCCAGTATCACTCAAGGCCATCTCAAAAAGTAAAACTAAAGCTGATTTGGAATTATCCAACATGGGTAAAGGCAAAGCAAAAGAGTTAATTTTTGAGAATGTTGGTCCACTTAAATGTTATGCAAATTTTGGAACAAACAATAAAACACCAACAGAAATAGACAATGGTGAGATTGCAGGACAATTTAAAGCTGGTGAGAGTTTGGTTAATTGGCAAACACGAAATTTTAACATGTCAACACCTAGAGGTGGTGTGCAAACTGATTTAACACCAACTGGTAAAGATGCTGGCGCAAAAATTGGTAAGGCTTCTGCTGATGCAATTGATGAATTCTTCTCTAAGAATTATTCGAAACTTGGTATTATTAGACCAGTAAATGCTGGTAAAGACCCACATATTCCACCTGTTGGTAAGTGGACACCAGAAACCATAAAGTATTGGGTCGATTTTCAAAAAGAATTATCCAAGATGAAAGTTAATGGTAAAGATATAGATTTTGGTGATATGAAGGTGATGTATAAAGGAAAACAAGTTTCATCTGGTTCTTTTGCTGATGTTTTAGATTACTGTATCAGGGAAGAAGGTTCTAAATATGCAGGCGGAAGACTTTCATCCAAATTAACTTGTATGCGCTGGGCGTATGCGTGGTCTCTAATAGATAAAAAAGGACTTATGCAGGAGTGGTTGAAAACATTATACTATGGTGCTAAGAAAGAATTTAGAGACACAAACGGTCCATTCATAAAGATACATTAAAATGAAATTTTCAGAATTTATAACCGAAGCAAAAAAAGAAGGTGCGAATCTCCACCTCGAACATATCGAGGATGAGGTTCTAAATCGTGGTGTTGCCGGCACACGTGATGCAATTAACTTCTTACAATCATTACGTGATATGTTGGCAGGCAATTCTTCTTTAAAAGTAAACGTTAGCACAAAATGGGACGGCGCACCTGCTGTCTTCTGTGGTATCAATCCAGACAATGGTAAATTCTTTGTTGGCACCAAAGGTGTTTTCAATGCAAACCCTAAGTTGAATTATACTGATGACGATATTGACACGAATCATCCAAGTGGTGGCCTGAATGCCAAACTTAAAGTTGCTTTGCGTTACTTACCAAAATTAGGCATCAAAGGTGTTATTCAAGGTGACATGATGTTCTCTAAAGGTGATATCAGTACACAAACAATTGATGATGAAGAGTACATTACTTTTCAACCAAATACGATTGTATATGCTGTGCCATCAAATTCAAAACTGGCCAAAGCAATGACCTCCGCTCAATTGGGTATTGTCTTTCACACCTCATATACAGGTAAAACATTCTCTGATATGAAGGCATCATACAACATCGATATCAATCACTTGACTACGACTAAAGATGTTTGGTTCCGTGATGCATATTTTGTTGACGCATCTGGTACAGTTACATTCACAGAACAAGAAACTAAGGTATTGAATTCACATTTGTCACTTGCAGGTACTACATTTAAATCTATCAATGCACTAACACTTAATAGAATTGCCGCAAGTGAGATAGTACTCACTTACATTAAGACATTTAATAATACCAAAGTGCGTGAAGGTATGGAGATTA